CTCTGCAACCGGCCGGAAGTGCTGCAGATCGGCTTGCTCGCCGCCGGCGACTAAGCCGCCTGCCGAAGGCCAGGGGCTCTGCCCCTGGCCCCCGATCGCGATGCCGCCGGTGCCTGGCGGGGTTTCAAAGGATATTCGAAAATGGCTGCAGCGAAAGCGGCGCCTCAAGCCCTCACGCGTGTGCGGGTGAAAGAGGGCGCGACAGTGTACACCGGTTTCGGCCACGCGCCGTTCAAGGCCGGGCGCGTAATCAGTCTTCCCCAGTCCCACGCCACGGCGCTGATCGCCGGTGGCCACGTGGAGTCCCCCGAGGTGGCTGCGGCCAGGGCGGCCGCCTCGGCCGGGGCAGAGGCGAAAGCCACCGCCGCCAATACGGCGGCACCGGCCGCCCAGGACGCGCCGCCACAGCCCAAGGCTCCGCCGGCGCCAGCGGTAGCCGAAGCCGCGCCCAAGGTCGCCCCACCCACCATTGGCCCGGCCACGACGGCCGCGCCTGAAGCGGAACCGGTTCGCGCCTAATGGACGGCCCCATCGATCTCGATGCGCTGGTGCTTACCGCGTGCATGGCGTCATGGGGCCAACCTGTGACGTTCATGCCTCGATCGGGGTTGCCCCAGGAAGGCATTACCGCGCGGTTCGAAGAGAAGTTCCGCGAAGCGATATTTATCGATGGCAACGAGATCGCCACCGGCAAGCCGGTGCTGGGCGCCCAGGCTAGCCAGTTCCTTCAGCAGCCGCAGAAGGAAGATACTTTCGAGATCCAGGGCCGGCTATGGCGCGTGATCGTGGTGCTGCCCGATGGTAACGGCCACCTGCATATCCGCCTGGATCTGGCGAACGATGCCCAGGTGGCCGTCCCTGTAATCCCGCCGCAGCTGTTCAGCGGGATCTGAGCACGTGCCGAATATCGTCACCGCCCAGCAACTGAGCTGGGCGCAATCTCCGCTGGCGCGCAGGGTGCGGCTTTCTGCCGTGGCAGTGCTGAAGGGTGCCATGACGCTGGCGGAACGGCGTGTGTTTGATGAGCCGAACGATCCCTTCACGGATGACCAAATGCCGTGCATCGGCGTTCACAGCGCGGAAAGCGGTGAAAACACGTCGCGCGCTGGCGGCAACGTCAACTTGCGGAACAGCCTGTCGATTTATCTGGAGCTCTTCACCGTCGCGGCCCTGCCGGCGGATGCGGTGGCCCAGATGGATGTGCTTGAAAATCAAGTACGCGGCGCATTGTTGCGCGATCCATACTGGCCGCAAATGTTCGGGCCGATCGTCAGCGTGCACACGAAACGGCAATGGGATGACGGTGAGCGCATCCACATGGAGTCGATGATCGAGATCGTCGGCAACGGCGTTATCGAAAAATATGCCACCGTGATTACCAGCGTGCTGGGCCCGTGCGGCGAACCGCTGTCGCCCACGCCGCCGGCGCCGGTGGATGTGGCTGTGCCGCTTACCAGCATCGTCACCACGATTCAAAACCCGCAGGGCGGAACGCTCGTGCTGGACACAAACCCCGCAACTCTCACGCCCTGAAACGGAGAAGGCTTCCCCATGGCCGATTCTACCATTGGAAACGTGCGCTACCCGCTGGTGCAAATCGCGTTCGATAGCAGCCAGGCGGGCCCCAGCTCGGCACCGAAATACACGCTGCTGATCGGGCAGGTGACCACGGATATTCCGGGCGTGATCGTGCAGGGCCTTTCGAACAGCCTGGTGAACGCGCTGTGCGGCTCTGGCAGCCATCTCGCCATGATGTATGCGAACAATGTCCTGAACGATCCTACTGGCACGATCTTCCTGCTGCCTCTGCCGGACGCGGAAGACAGCACGGCTGCTGCGGGCAGCTATTCCATCACCGGCCCCGCGACGGGCAACGGCACGCTGGTGCCGATGGTGATGGATATCGAAGTGCCGGTGGGTGTCATTTCGGGTCAAACCGGCGCGCAGATCGCCACCAACATGGTGGCGGCGATCAACGCCATGCCCGGCTTGCCGGTTACGGCGGCGATCGATGAAACCAACGCGTTCCAGGTGGATCTCACGGCCAAGAACAAGGGCACGCTCGGCAACCGCATCAACTTGAGCCTGAATTACTACGGCCTGGCGGGCGGTGAACAGCTGCCAAGCGGCTTGACGGTGGCCATCACCGCGATGTCCGGCGGTGCCACCGATCCTAGCCTGGCCGGCGTGGCGGCCCTGGTGGCCGATAAGCCGTACCGCTTCATCCTGCATCCGTACAGCTCGGAACCGGAGATGGAAGTATTCGCGGCGATGATGAGCTTCCAGGGTGGCCGTTGGGATCCCACCCGCGGCAGTTGGGGGGGATGCTTCACCGCGCGGCAGGATCTCGCCGCCAATCTGCTGACGTACGGCCCTTCGAACAACGACTCGCATAGCACCGTAATGGCCTATGAAACCGGCTCGCCCACGCCGCCATGGAAGTGGGTGGCTGCCGTGATCGGCGCCGCCACGTCCAGCATGCGCGGCGATAACAATATGCCGCCACAGCGCCCCACGCAGTTCCTGCAGGTGCAGGGTGTGCTGGCGCCGAATACCAGCAACGGCGGCGAAGATGCCTGGAGCGCCCTGCCGGAACAGAATTCTCTGCTGGGTGTCGGCCTGGGCACCACGTTCTACAGCAGCTCCGGTGGCGTATTTATCCAGCGCATGCCCACCACGTACCAGACCAATGCGGAAGGCCAGCCCAGCCAGGCCTATTACGATACGGAAGATATGTATTTGCTGATGGCGCAGAGCGACTATCTGCTGGGCTGGTATACGTCCAAATATCCGCAGGTGCTGATCGCTGATACGGGTAGCACCTTCGGAAGCGGTCTGCCGATCGTCACCACTACCTCGCTTAAATGCGACCTGGTGGCTGCCTACACGAACATGCAGCAGATGGGTTGGGTGGATGATGTCGCGGCCTTCACCGCCGCCTGCACCGTGGTCCAATCACCCACGAACCCGAATGGCGTTTCGATCCTCTTCACGCCGTTCAATATCGAGGGGCTGCGCCAGGTTGGTATCACCAACCAATTCCGCAAATTCAACGCTACGGTGCTGGCCGCCCAGGCCGCCTGACCGCGCCGATCCCGCAACATTCTCTGACGGAGTATAATCAATGTCGGGTTCTCTCGGCGGCCCCAGCTCGATCAATCGTGGTGGCACGCTGTTCTTCAAGGTCAACGGCCAGCAATACGATCTGGCCGGCACGTTTACGATCAAGAAAGGCGGAAAGGTCAATGAACCGGTTGTTGGTCCGGATGGCGTGCATGGCTACAAAACCAAGTATGTAGCGCCGCTGTGGAATTGCGAGCTGCAGGACGGCGACGCGGTGTTGATGAGCACTTTACAGTCCATTTCCGGCGAAACGCTTACGGCGGAGCTGGACAATGGAAAAACCTACATTCTGATCAGCGCTTTCACCACGGGCGAAACCTCGCTTGACGTTGTGGAGGCCAAGATCAAGTGTGACTTCGCAGGACTTTCTGACCAGGAGCTACCTTCGTAATGGACGTTAAACTTGCAAAGCCTATCACGGCACATGGCCAGAGCGTCACATCGCTGACGCTAGCTGACCCCACGGCGGGCGACCTGTTTAAGTCAGGCGTTCCGTTCAAGGTAGAAACAGTGCGGGATGGCGGCACGCGCACCGTTTACGACACGGGCGCCATTCGGAACATGATCAGCCGGCTAGCCAATATTCCCACGTCCAGTGTGGATATGATGACGCCCGGCGACTTCATGAAATGTGCGAACATCATCGTAAATTTTACGGCGAGCGCCCCGGAGACGTCCTCGATCGAGCCTTCGAACTAGGCCGCGTCTGGGGCATCGATTGGGTAATGGGGCTCACGATGCCGCAGATGTCTATTGCGATCGATCAGGCGCGCCGCACCGCGCCTAAGCCGCCGCGGCGCTGAATGGCTGGCCTTCTCACGTTGGATCTGCGCGCGGACTTCAAGGCGTTTGAAGCGCAGCTAAATGACATCGAGCGCAAGCAATTGCCCTATGCCAGCCGCAGGGCGTTGTTGTTGACGGCTAGGGATGTAAAGGCGCGGCTTACAAAGCAACTGCCGGGTATCTTCGGCAAGGTGACGCCCTTCACGGCGCGCTCGATCGGTGCCAAGGGGCCAACCGGCAAGTTCGATCCGCTGGTGGCGGAAGTGTTTGTGCTAGCGCTGCAGTCGAAATATCTGGGCATTGAGGAAGAGGGCGGCGAGCGGACGCCGGCGAGCAACACCACAAAGCCAGGCGCCCAAGCGCTCGTGCTGGCGAACAACAAAAAAATACTTAACTCTTTCGGCAATATTGCGTATGGCGCGCTCGCCAAACTGCAGCGGGCGGCTGCGGCGGATCAGTCTAAGCGCAAGGCGCTACGTGCCGCTTTGTCGCGGGTGCGCAAGGGCGGCAAGAAACTCACGTCATCTGAGTCGCGGTTCCGCAACATGCGCGGTACCACAGGTATTGTCTTTCTGAGCGCCGCCAGCGCACCGGCGCGGTTTGGTAAGATCGGCGGTTATTTCGAGCGTGGTGGGACCGCGGACAAGCACACGATTCGCCGCCTCACGACATTCAAGGCGGCGACGCACTACCAGCCCAAGTTCGGGTTCCGGAAGAGATTTGAAGCGTTCGCATCTGATGCCTTTTGGCAGCACATGCAGGAAGAGTTGACGAAGGCATTACAGGGGAGGGCGGCGGCGTGACGGATCATCCAGAACTGCATGGCGTCATCCGGCTTGAGGATCAGGGTAGCGAAGCGCTGCGCCAGGTCGCTGCCGAGATCCACAAGGTTGCCGCCCAGGCCGCGCAGGCGGGCCATGCGATCAATCACATGCACCACGAAGGCGTGCTGTCCGCGCTGCGTGAGCATACCGAACAGGTGGGCGAAAGCTTCGGTCGCCTGCACGAAAGTGTGTTGCATGTGCACGAAGGCATCACGGATCTGCTGCCGGCGTTCGCTGCGCTAGGCGCTGCCGGTTCGATCGCCGGCGTTTTCGAAGTGGTTGCCGAACAGGCCGAAAAGATGGAGGCGCTGGGCCACACGGCGGCCATCATCGGCATCACCACGCACCAGCTCCAGCGCATGCATTATGCCGCGCAGCAAACCGGCACCAGCACCGAAGCGATGGATCGCGGTCTGGAGCGGCTGAACAAGAACCTGGCCGCGGCCGCGCATGGCCAGGATAAGGCGGTGGCCGCCGCGCTGAAGCACGCGCATATCAAGCTGTTCGA